AGTTTAAATTTGATGCGAACCGAAATGGTTTCTCGTGTTTTTTGCCGCCTTCGGCGGCATTTGTCAACCATGATTTGGGACTTGCTCGCGAACGGCGAGATTTGCCGAGGGGCCATGATCGGGGTCGCCTCACTGCGTCCCTCAAAGCCACTAGCTGCACATACCTTGCGTCTAAAACACGTGTTCTGCTATGATTTCATGCTGTAGGGTTATGAATTAGGGCAAACCATAGCTGATGCGCATGGACTTGGAGGGCTGTTGGCCCGAGACTTCAGCAGACACATCTACCACTCCGCACGCTGGAGGAACATCCAGGACGTGGCGATGAAGCGCAGCACGACCACTATCGGCATGGTGCCGCCCGGCATGTGCGAGCGCTGCTACCAGCACGGATTCATGAGGCCAGCCAAGGTCGTGCACCACATCACGCCCATCTCGCCCGAGAACGTCAATGACCCGTCGATAACGCTCAACCTCGACAACCTCATGCGCCTGTGCCAGGACTGCCATGCGGCCGTCCACTCGTCGAATCCTGACGCGGCACCGTCACGCTGCGAGTTCGATGAGGAGGGCAACCTCATATGGAAGGAGGAGACATGGCTCTGGTAGAGGCGGTCGACTTCAAGGAGGAGTTCGAGCTATGTCGACCGATGCGGCTATACGTGTTCCGCAGGCCGGACACGATGGACCCCGACACCCACACGTTCAGTGACGACGTAGCGATCACCTATGCGGCAAGCCGCAAGTGGGCCATCAGGCACTTCGCCCAGCTGTACGAGGGCGTGACCAAGGACGAGGTGTCCGAGGTCCGGTTCAACTCGCGCGGCGTGGCGATTCTCACCAACTACTAGGAGGCAAGGCTTGGCAAACGAGTTCAGGCACACGGACGAGGTTCCGTGCGTGGTCAAGATGAACGGCGAGGAGGTTGCGGCCATGCTGCACCCGATGCTGTCGAACAACCAGATGGCGAAGGTGTGCTTCGAGGACGGCTCGTACCGCGACGTGTTCTGGAACCGCGTGCGCCAGATTGGCGTGGACGAGATCATGGACGAGTACGACTTCGACGAGGAGGAGTAGTGGCACGCAAGAAGGAGCAGCAGACTGAGCGGCTGAGCGGCATCATATCGTTTCGCGACGACCTGCTGAGCCAGACCGAGGGACTCGTGGGCGTCGACCGAGTGCTTGTCAACAATCTCATCGAGAAGCTGTGCTCGGTTAACGAGTTCGTCGACGAGCTCGGCGGCATGGTCAAGCGTGACGGCGTCATGGTCGAGAAGGAGGTCGGCACCGTCAACAACAGGCACATGGAGATGGTCGAGAACCCGGCGCTGTCCAGCTACAACCGCGTCGTGAAGGTGCTCGCGGACATCTCGATGAAGGTCGCCCGCGTCGCCAAGGGCGCGGTGTCCGATGAAGAAGACGACGGGTTCGATAGCTTCTAATGGCGATACTGGGGCCATACGCCTACCTCGACGACGAGGGCAGGACCGACGCGGAGCTATACCTCACTGACATAGCCGACGGCAAGATAGTCGCGTGCAACGACATGAGGAAGCTCGCGGACATCATGCTGCCCCGGTTCCACGACGAGTACCACGGGTACCACTACGAAGCGGAGAGGGCCACCAGGCCCGTCCGGTGGATCGAGAAGTTCACCTGCTATCCCGAAGGCGAGAAGATGGGCAAGCCGTTCATCCTCGAGGACTACGAGCGCATGGCAATCGAGCTCGGCTTCGGATTCGTGGACGAGGACGGCATCCGGCAATTCAAGCAGGTGCTCATGATGCTTGCCAGGAAGTGCGGGAAGACCAGCGCCCTCGCCGCGATCATGCAGTACATGCTCTGTGGCGACGGCGAGCTCGGTGCGGAGGTCTACTGCTGCGCGAACTCGGAGGCCCAGGCACGCAAGTGCTTCGGTGCGGCCGACGCGATGAGGCAGCATAGCCCGGCGCTCTCGAGGCGGCTCCGACGCGGCCGCGTACAGAAGCGCGGCTCGACCGGAATCAACTACGACAAGACCGGCTCGTTCATCGTGCCGCTTGCCGCAAACGCGGGGAAGCTCGACGGACTTTCGGCAAGTGCCATCGTGTACGACGAGCTTGCCGCATCGACCGACAACGGGGCGCTGCTCGACGTATGCACCGAGTCCACGAGTGCCCGCAAGCAGCCTCTCACGTGGATAATCAGCACCGAGAACTACGTCAGGCACAACATCTGGGACGAGCGGATTGAGTATGCGGAAGGGTGGCTCAACGGGACGATTAAGGACGACACCTTCCTTCCCATACTCTACCGCCTCGACTCATACGACGAGGTGTTCGACGAGGATATGTGGCCCAAAGCCTCTCCGGGCCTGTTGTGCGGAATCAAGAGCTGGCAATACCTCCGCGACCGCGTGAATACGGCGAAGCAGTCCCCGCAGCGAATGAGCAGCCTGCTGGTCAAGGAGTTCTGTCTCAGGGCAAACAGTGCCTCAACCTTCCTCACGAAGGAGGAGTGCATGTCGAACAGGGAGCCGTTCGAGCTCGACCCGAAGACAGACCGATACTGCGTTGTTGCCTTCGACCTCTCCTCGAAGGGTGACCTAACGTCTGCCACGGCGGCATGGATGCGACCAGGCGATGAGCACATATACGAGATTTGCCAGAGCTGGATACCAGAGGAGCAGATTCGCATCAATGCGGCCAAGGACTTCAAGGAGCGCGATGGCGTGCCGTACCACCTGTGGGCAACCAAGGAGTCATGCGGCGTGCCGATGATGACCATCGTTGAGGGTGACAAGATAGACCAACGTGTGATACTGGACTTCATGCGCAACCTCGTAAGTCTCGGGCTATACCCGATGTACGTCGGGTTTGACCAGTGGCATGTCGATGACTGGACGCTCCGCGAGCTCAAGATGATGGTGGGGGAGAACAACGTCGAGCCAATTCCCCAGCAGGCGAAGGTGCTTTCTCCGGCCATGAGGGAGCTTCAGCTCGACCTGCGTGCAGGGAGGGTGTGCTGCAACGCAAATCCTGTTCTCGAGTGGGCGCGTAGCAACCTCCAGACGAAGCCGCCGGACGCGAACAACAACCTGTTCCCGCAGAAGAAGGACTTGAAGCCACACAACAAGATTGACCCGGTCATGAGCGAGCTGTTCGCTATGATCACGCTCCATAAGCATATGGACAACTACCTAGCAGCGATTGGCGGTTAGCCACGGGGGACAGCGCCCCTCATGCATGTCTATAGGTGATGGTCACCGGGATAATCCCCGAAAGCTCGCCTGCGGATAAGCAGATGCCCGCATACTCAGGTAACCACTGGTATCATCTTGCATACGGTTGATTCTGATGTGAGGTGGGTGTCGCAAGGCATATGTCAGAGGTGTTCGAACAAGCAACACAGGCACGCATCAAGGCGATTGCGGGAACATCCGAGGCGACGAGGAGGGCACTCGCCCAGCACCTAACCCCACCAGAGGTTGCCACCCTTGCCGCCAGCCTGTTCAGCGACGCCGACCGAGACCTTACCTGCCTTGACCTCGGTGGTGGTACCGGCATACTGTCCGCAGCCCTTTTGGAGCGGTACGGCGAACGGGTCAAGCGGCTTGACACCATAGAGATGGACCCGACCCTCGCGAGGATATATGACGAGGAGGTGCGTCGGCGAGTGGGTGGCAAGACCATGCTTGGCGACGCCTTGCTCATCGACGCGGGAGACGGCACCCGTTATGACCGCGTGATCCTCAACCCGCCCTACAAGAAGATGGCGTCAGACGACCCAAGGCAAAAGGTGCTGCCGGTCCACTCGGCGAACCTCTATGCAGCATTCATGGTCCGTGCCGTCGAGCAGCTTGCGGACAATGGGGAGGTCGTGGCAATTGTGCCGAGGTCTTGGACCAACGGTGACTACTTCGCCCAGTTCCGCCGCTATGTCCTTGCGTCCTGCTCGCTTGACGCGCTCCACGTATACGGCTCCCGTGATGAGGTGTTCGCCGACACGAACGTCCTGCAGGAGACGATGATTGTCCGCTTCTCCAAGAGGCAACAGGTGAGCACGATACGGGTCAGCCAGTCGGCCGTGAAGGGGGCCGAGCCAACCGTCGAGGAGTTCATGACGAGTGACCTGATAGTCGGGGACAGCCTCGTGGTCCGCATCGCGCCAGAGAAGCACACGCAGATTGTCGGGACGATTGAGGGCGTCGGACTATGCCCATCGACCGGAAAGGTCGTCGACTTCCGCAGCAGGGGATACATCACCGAGGACGAGCCATCAGGACGCGCCTCGGTGCCGCTCATCTACGTCGGCAACTTCCCACATGGTACGCTCGAGCACCCGCTGTCCTTCGGCAAGGGGCAGTGGTTCTGCCTTGACGACGGCTGGGCCGAGAAGCAGGTCTGCCAACCTGGCGCGTATGTCGTCGTGAGGCGGTTCTCGGCAAAGGAGGAGCGACGTCGTGTGGTTGCCTACCCACTGGTGGTGGACCGCCCCGTGGCACTGGAGAACCATTCGTCCTTCATCCATCAGGGCAGGTCACGCAAGGTCATACCCCTGAGGTCGGCAGACCTCGCATATGGGCTCGCCATATGGCTCAACAGCACCTTCGTTGACGAGTGGTTCCGTGGCGTGTCAGGCTCGACCCAGGTCAACGCAGGCGACATCAAGAAGATGCCATGCCCGTCCCTGGACGAGCTGGAGAGCCTTGGCCGCTCGTGGTCAGCCGGAATGACGCAGGATGAGATTGACGAGGCGTGCAGGGGCTTGCTATGACGAGGGACGAGCTGATAGCCGACACGACGAGGGGGATGGAGGCGCTGGGGAGGCAGGGCAAGCTGGTCCATGACGTCAGCCCAAGACAGATTGAGCAGATTGCCGACGCAAGGCTGATGCTGCATGACATGGGGCTAGATGCCGGGCGCTCCAACGGCCGCTCCGCGATGACCCTCATGGCGCTGGCCCATCTGGACGAGACGGTCGGCTGGGAGCAGTCCACTGACGAGCGATACACGACGAGGCAGATAATGGACTGGATAAGGGACCGCCTCGGAGTCGGATACGCGCCGAACACAAGGGAGACGTTCAGGCGCTTCACCCTCCACCAGCTCTATGAGGGCGGCGTGGTCTATTACAACGACGACGACCCCACCAGGCCGACGAACAGCCCCAAGAACTGCTATCGCCTCACGCCCAATGCCCTGTCCGTGATGCGGGCCTATGCGACGGACGAGTATGAAGGGGCTGTCCGGCGCTTCAGGAGCGAGGTCGAGACATGGGTCGAGCAGCAGGCCGAGGAGAGGGACATGGCCCGCATACCCGTCCACATGCCAGACGGCTCCGAGGTCCACCTGTCCGCAGGCGGCCAGAACGCCCTCATCAAGAAGATGGTGGAGGAGTTCTGCCCAAGGTTCATCCCAGGTGGCATCGTCCTGTTCATCGACGACACCGACAAGGCGATGGGTGACGTGGTGGCCTCCACGATGAGGAGGCTGAACATCAGGATACCGAAGCACGGCAAGGCACCCGACCTCATCGTGTGGGACGACGACAAGGGATGGCTGTTCCTGATGGAGGCATGTTCGTCTCATGGCCCCATAGACGTGGTCAGGAAGCGCGAGCTCGGGCGACTGTTCCAAGGCGCGGAGGGTTCCGTCGTGTATGTGTCCTGCTTCCCAAGCAGGGCCATCATGAGGCAGTACCTCACCGATCTCGCTTGGGAGACCGAGGCGTGGTGCGCAAGCGACCCGACCCACATGGTTCACTTGGATGGCGAGCGGTTCCTCGGGCCATACGAGGAGTAATCGGAGGACAGGTCGCCACATATCCCCAAGACTTCTCGAAAAGACCGAACACGTGTCCGCAGCAAGGTCTAGAATACTAGCCGTAAGAGCTAGGGTCTCCGGTTGATAGCTTTTACAAAACCGCAGGTAAACGGCTTGTCTGGTGCCCGCTGAAGGCGTCCAGACGAACAAATCGACCTAGACACCGTGGAATCGGAGGAATCCTTGCTCATAGCAATCGCCAAGGAGTTCGCAAGGGCGATCTTCGCCGTCGTGTGCACGCTTGTCGCGCTGCGCATCTACGACCTGATGGGGTAGCCATGTCGCAAAGCCTCGTCGCGATGGCCATGCTGCTCGCCATCTACCTGATTCTCGGCCTGCTTCACCACGTCTCGCTCGAGATGCGCATGCGCAGCGTCGAGGACTCGCAGCAGCGCCTGTGGGAGCAGTTCGGCAGGCTGCGTAGCGTGTGGTGGGAGGGGGTCGGCTCACGGTACCCGCACTCCGAGATAGACCTCGAGCACGACCCGAGGGCCGACGTCGCGTTCAGGAAGGACTTCCCGAGTCATCTACCCCACGGCTGAAGCCGGGGGCTTGACGCTTCGACGGGCTGTGCCACGCTGCTGAAGCCGTGGGCTTACCTGCCCTCCACGTCCGTACTCGACCGATGCGGCCGAGAGGATGTTCTTCGCCGCGTTCACGTCGCGGTCGTGTATCGTGCCGCACTCTGGGCACACCCACGACCGCACCGACAGCGGCATGCGGCCCATCCTGTGGCCGCACTCGGAGCACGTCTTGCTGGTCGGCTCGAACCGCCCGCACTTCATGAGGTGGACGCCGTACCACTCGCACTTGTACTCAAGCATGCGGAAGAACTCGCCCCAGGAGGCGTCGGAGATGGCACCTGCGAGGCTGTGGTTCCTGAGCATCCCAGACACGTTCAGGTCCTCGACCGCTATCGCTTGGTTCTCGCGAACGAGTCGGGTGCTGAGCTCGTGCAGGAACGCCCGCCTCTCGCAGGCGAGCCTCTCGTGCTCCCTGGCGAGCTTCCGCTTGGTCTCCTTGTATCGGTTCGACCCCTTGACCTGGCGTGTCAGCTTCCTCTGGAGGCCCTTTATCCGCCCCTCGCGAGCCTTGGAGAGGCGCGGGTTCGCCACCTTCTCGCCAGTCGACAGCGTCACGAAGTCCGCAATCCCAACGTCGACGCCGACCGAGCTCGTCACGACGTCCGGCTTGGGCACGCAGTCGACGCCGTCGTCAACGAGGAATGAGACGTGGTACCGGCCAGACGACGACTTGGTTATCGTCACCGACTTGATGGTGCCCTCGACCGGGCGGTGCTCGCGGAACCGCATGACACCGACCTTGGGGATCATCACGTGGTTCTTGCCCTTGTGCGTCGGTTGACGCCAGCGTGCCGACTGCTCGGAGTCACGCTTGGACTTGAAGCGGGGGAACTTGGCGCGGTGGGCAAAGAAGTTGTCGTAGGCCCTCACGGCGTCAGCGATGGCCTCCTTGAGCACCCAGTCCGACACATAGGAGAGCCACGGCAGCTCCCTCTTGTGCTGAGTCATGCGGACGTTGAGATCAAAACGAGACGGCGTCTTCTCGCCGTTGGCGTACGCCGTTCGCCTCTGTTCGATAGACCAGTTGTACGAATGCCGTGCGCAGCCGAATGCCTTGGCGAGGAGAACCTCCTGCTCAGGGTTGGGGTACAGCCGATATTTGAGTCCACGAATCATGTCAAGATTATACCAGAAAGCGAACACACGTGCGCCTTCCTCCCCATGGCTGAAGCCAGGGGTATCCGGCGCAATGTGACGCTTGAACGATTGGAAAGGATTGTTCGATGAGTGAGCTGCTGAGGTTTGCTGGCGTCATCGTCGCCATCGCCCTGTACTTCGCCGGGTCGCTCGTCATAGCCGCGATGGTGACGTCCGTGCTCGACTTGCTCGACCATCGCTAAGGCTCGCATAGCCAACCGCAAAACCGCAGGTAAAAGGTAGTGGCGCTTTTGGTAGCTACCAAAAGATGCAACTATTGCCAAGCGTCCGTTTGCGGTATGGTCAACACATGGGATTCTTGTCTAGATTCTTCCCCCGGCAAGAGGCTCAGTCCCAAGCTCCCCCACAAACAGGCTACAAGACGTTCACCGAGTACGCCCCGAGCTTCACGACTTGGGACGGCACGCTCTATGAGCAGCTGCTGACAAGGACGGCAGTCGAGCGTTTTGCGGTGGCGTGCTCATCCCTCAAGCCTGAGGTTGTGGGAAGCCAGACGACCAAGCCCAAGGTCCGGGCCTTCTTCGACTCGCAGCCGAACCGCTACCAGACGTGGCCGACGTTCCTCAAGAGGGTCGCCACGCTGTACGACGCCGACACCACGGCGTACGTCGTGGCTGAGGTCGACCAAGACCTCAACGTTGTCGGCCTGCACACGGTGAAGCCGCTGTACGTCGACGTCTGCGAGTACCGTGGCGAGCCATGGGCCATCTTCCACCTCAAGACCGGGACGATGGTCATCGAGTGGCGCTACGTCTGCGTGCTCACGCGCTTCCAGTACGAGAGCGACTTCTTCGGCGGCGGCAACATGCCGCTCGATCCGACGCTCGCCCTCATGGACGCGCAACGGCAGGCCGAGGAGCTTGCCGTCAAGAACGGAGCCCGCATCCGCTTCATCGGCCAGGTCACCTCGATGACGCACGAGGACGACCTGCGCAAGAAGCGCGACCGGTTCGCCGAGGACAACCTCGGGCCGAACAACCGGTCCGGCCTCATGGTGTACGACACCACGTTCAACAAGATTGAGCAGGTCAAGGAAGACCGCTTCACGCTCGATCCGGAGGAGATGACCCGGATCGAGAACAACGTGTTCGACTACTTCGGTATCAACCGGAAGATACTCCAGAACAACTTCTCCGAAGACGAGTGGAACGCGTACTACGAGGGCCGCATAGAGCCGTTCGCCGTGATGCTGTCCGAAGGCCTGACGTCAATCCTGTACACGCAGAACGAGAGGCGCAGGGGCAACCGGGTCATGTTCAGCTCGAGCAGGCTCCAGTACGCGTCCAACTCGACCAAGCGGGCCATCGTGTCCGATATGGTCGACCGTGGCCTGATGACCCTGAACGAGGGACGGGAAATCCTGCAGCTCAGCCCGGTGGAGGGCGGCGACGTCCGCCTTGTCCGAGGCGAGTTCTACCAGGTGGACGAGAACGGCAACGTCATCGTCCAGTCCGGCGGAGTACCGGAGCTAGCAAACGACACAGACACCGCTAACGAGGAGGCACAAGATGCCGTTCAGTGATAAGCGGATGTACCGCAACTTCGCGGCATCCAACTTCCAGATTCGCGAGCAGCAGGAGGGCGAGGAGCGCTCCTACGTCGTGGAGGGCTACGCGTCCACCTTCGAGGAGCCCTATGAGCTCTGGGACGACGTGTACGAGGTCATCGACCGCCATGCCTTCGACGACTGCGACTTCTCTGACGTGATCTTCCAGGAAAACCATGAGGGAAGTCCACTTGCAAGGACGCGCAACAACTCTCTGGCCGTCTCCATCGACGACCACGGCCTGTTCGTGCATGCAGACCTTGGCGGCTCCAAGAGGGGTCGCGACCTCTATGAGGCCATCACCAACGGTCTCGTTGACCAGATGAGCTTCGGCTTCATCATCGCTGATGGCGGGTTCGAGTGGGACGACGAGACCCGCACGAGCCGAATCACCGCCATCCGAAAGTGCTTCGACGTGAGCGGGGTAAGCATACCCGCGAACCCCGCCACTGAGATACATGCCCGTGACTACCTCAACGGAGTGATTGAGGCTGGCAAGCAGCAGGAGATGTTGCAGCGGGCGGCCCAACAGGCCGAGCTCGAGCGTCGCCGTCGCGCGGCGATGGCGCTTGAGCTTGTCCGACTCCGTTAACCCAAAGCACCACAACCCGAAAGGAGTGAACCATGCCGTTCACCCCCATGAGCGCGGCTGACTACCGCGCACTGGACACCGCTGCCCTCGAGCAGCGCCGCTCCGAGGTCATCGACCTCATGAACGCCGAGACCCTCCCCGAGGGCGTCACCAACGACATGCTGATGGCCGAGCGTGACCTCATCATCGCCGACATCGAGCGTCGCAACCGCGTGACCGAGCTCCGCAACGCCTCCATCGCCGCCGTGACCGCCGGCGCTGGCACCGTCGTCGCGACCTCCGAGCCCGAGCCACAGACCCGTGGCACCATCGTCGAGACCAACGGCCGTCACTTCACCGACTCCCGCGAGTACCGCGAGGCGTTCGTGAACCACATGACGCACCGTGCACCGATGTCCTCCGACATGCTCGCCCGTGCCCACGCCGAGATGCGTGCCAACACGCCCGTCACCATGAACGAGGACTACACCAACATGACGGACACCTTCACCAACACCATCTCCACGCTGGTGCCGGTGCCCCTGTCGCTCTCGCAGGAAGTCGCCCGCGAGATTCACAACTACGGCGGCCTGTACACCAAGGTCAACCAGACCTCCTTCCCCGGCGGCTACGTCGTCTTCGAGTCCGACATGACCGCCTCCTTCTCGTGGATTGGCGACAAGGAGGTCTCCCCGTACCACGAGGACTATGACCCCGAGGCCTTCACCTTCGGTGCCAAGCAGCTCGAGTACCGCCACGCCCGCACCCTGCTGGCCGAGGCCATGATGAGCGACCAGTTCAAGGACATCCTGGCCCCCGTCATCGCCGAGGGTTACGACAAGGCCCTGAGCGCCGCCATCCTCAGCGGCAACGGCACCACGCAGCCGCGCGGCATCCTTACCGACGACCGCCTCGTGAACGCCACCACCGGCAAGGCCACCATCGTCGAGGTCTCCGCTGCCGACATCGACAAGTGGTCGTTCTGGGTGAGCGCCCTCTACGCCGCCGGCTTCAACGGCGCTTACCGCAACGCCGGCCAGTGGATCATGGGCGACGGCACCTTCGGCAACCACATCCAGACGCTGCGCGACGACAACAACCGTCCCATCGCCAACTTCATGAGCACCCACGACTCCCTGAACGAGAGCTTCACGCCCGCCATCCAGGGCCGTCCCGTGAACCTCATCGGCGAGTCCGATATCCTGCCCGGCTTCGACGAGGCCGCCGTCGGCGACATCTTCGCCGTCTACGGCAACCTCCGTCACTACACGCTGAACACCCAGCCCGGCATGCCGCTGACCACGACCCGCTGGGAGGACTACGAGACCAACACCAAGAAGACCCGCGTCCTCATGGCGTGCGACGGTCGCGTCACCAACCCGTTCGGCTGGCTGCTGCTCAAGAAGAAGGCCAGCGCCTAAGCCATGGCGATGGTGAAGGTGCTGTCCCCCTTCTACGACTTGGTGGAAAAGGTCGACCGCCAAGCGGGCGACAGCTTCGAGACCACCGACGACCGCGCCAAGCACCTGCTTGACGTGCTGGGAGACGCCTACGTCGAGATCGGCGCACCGAACCTCGGCGGGCTCACCAAGCAGCAGCTGGTCGAGCTCGCCGCCGAGCGCGGCATCGAGGTGCCGAAGCAGGCCACCAAGGCGCAGGTCATAGAACTACTGGAGGGATAGATGTCGCTACTGGACGAGGTCAGGCTCGCGACGCGAACCAGCTCCGATGCCTTCGACGGCGAACTCCTCGGCCTCGTCGCAGCGGCTCTGTCCGACATGAGGAGGGCCGGCGTCCGGGAGGAGCTCCTGGACCCGGCCTCCCTCGCACCGCTCGCGAAGAACGCCGTCATCTGCTACGTCAAGGCCGGCTACGGCTACGACAACAACGAGGCCGACCGCTTCATGGCGTCGTACCGCCAGACGGTCGCCGACCTGCTCAACAGCTCGGCCAACATGTGCGCCGACGAGACTGACGACGAGGGCCGCAGCGACTTCGACTCCACCATCCAGTCAGCCCTTGCGAGGATGCTGCCATGAGGTGGAACGAGGTCGTGACGCTCCACGGGAACCCCGAGCGATATCAGGATGACGAGGGCGCTTGGCACGAGGGCGAGGTTACGTCGCGCACCGTCTTCTGCAACGAGGGCAAGTACGCGTCCATCTTCATGGGCAACCTCCGCTCGAACGACATCCGCATGCTCAACAACAACCTGAAGGTCGACGTTGGGCAGATGCCCGAGGTGCAGCTTCAGCTCCGCCAGGAGGACTACCAAGGCGAGCATACCTGCACATATCACGGCGAGCAGTACATCGTGCTGTACGTGACGAGGGCCGGCACCATGTCAATCCTTGGGATTGCCAGGAGGCTTGGCAATGAGTGACAAGGTCATCGACATTGACCGGTTCTTTGCAGAGACAGACGGAATCCTGGTCGATGTTCAACGCGAGGTAAAGGGCGTCACGCCAAAGGCCGTTCAAGATGGGCTGAAGGCTGGTGCCAAGGCTTGGCGATGGGGAGCTCCAGTTAGGAGCGGCAAGTACAAGAAGTCAATCAGATGGCACATGACCGATAGGGCCGATAGCACGCCTACCGGCGAAATCGGATCGCCGTCACTTCCTGGCCTGCCACACCTCTTGGAGAAGGGCCACGCAAGGATCGGTGGTGGAAGGGTGCCTGGTCGCGAGCACATAGCGCCCGCTGCCGAGGTCGCCTTCAACACCGCCGAACAAAGCCTGCTCGAAGGGGTTGACAAGTTCCTATGACGCCAGACCAGTACGTCTACTCGGCGCTCAAGGAATCGGGCATTCCCGGTACCAAGACCGCCTATCAGGAGGGCCACGCCCCTCCGCTCCCATGGTTCGTGTACATGCGCAAGCGCGGTGGGATCACGTTCGCAAATGACTCCAACTACGGTTCGCTCCCGAGGTACGAGGTCGAGCTCTATCAGCGAGAGAACGACCCGGAGGTCAGGCAGCGGCTCGAGGACGCAATCGCGTCAATCGGGCCGTTCACCTTCTACGAGGAGTGGATTCCCACCGAGCAGTGCATCTGCACAACCTACACGTTCACATACCCATACGAAGAATAGGAGGCCCACATGGGCAAGCTCGTATTCGGCCTCAAGAACGTCAAGTACGCCATCTGGACCGACGGCACTAACGGTGCCGCAGGCTCCTACGGCGAGTGGAAGGTGCTCACCGAGGGTGCCGTCTCCCTCTCCGCTGACGTTCAGGCCAACTCCACCGACTTCTACGCAGAGGACACCGTCTACGCGGTCCTCGAGGCCGTGACCAAGGAGTCCGGCTCCATCGAGGTCGCCTACCTGCGCGAGGACGTCAAGAAGGACCTGCTGGGCTACGTCGATGACAGCACCTCTGGCCTCACCTACGTGTCCACCGAGCCCAAGACCATCACCGTCGCCCTCGGCTACGAGGTCAACGGCAACCAGGGCAAGATGCGCGGTGTTCGCTACTGCGTGCAGTTCTCCATGCCATCCGAGGCTGCCAACACCATGACCGAGTCGGTCACCCCCGACACCGTGACGCTGAACTACAACGCCACCGGCCGCGACTTCACCATCGGCGGCCAGACCGTCAACGTGCTCAAGGCTCACGTCCTCGAGTCTGACGACACCGCGTACACCAAGTTCTTCGACGCGGTGCCCATCCCCGGCAAGGCCAAGCCTAAGGGCGAGTAAGCGCTGCCTAGCTGCCGGCTAGGCAGCTCCCTTCCCGGCAGGGCTCACGCAACTCCTCTCCGCGTGAGCCCTGCTGGAAGGGAAAACCAAGTGGAAGGGAATGACATGAAGTACGACTACGACGGAAGCGGAATCGAGCGCGAGATTGCCTGCTCGGCCTATACGGTCATGATCTACGAGCAGCAGTTCAAGGTCGGCCTTGTCGAGGACGTGTACGGCAAGGTCCGCGTGTCGAACGACCGCATGGACGAGAACGGCAACATCATCGTCGCCAACTTCTCGACGACCAACTGGGGCGCGTACATCAAGGCGCTCTGGGCGATGCTCAGGACGGGGGAGGAGCTGGCACGAGCCGAGCATAGGGAGTATGAGCACATCCCAGTGTTCGACACGTGGGCAATCACGGCAACCCATCTCGACATCGCCGAGATCTTCACCATCGTGAACACGCGCATCCAGGAGGACCTTTTTCGCACCGGAGCCTCTGCCGCAGAGGGAGACGCAGGAACCGACTAAGGAGTACCGCCTCCCATTCACACGTGTGTGCGGCATAGCGATGGAGCGCTTCAACCTAAGCAGGTATGACCTGATGCGAATGAGTTGGACTGAGTTAACCATGCTATTTGACGCCACATATGATGGCCCTGATGACCAATCGGCCGAGCCGAAGGAGGTTGCCAGGAAGGCAACCATGCAGGACGTCATGAACTGGATATAAGGAGGGCGAATGGCCGAGTATCGTGGCCTTACCATCCGCATTGGTGCCGACACCACCAAGTTCGAGACGGCGCTGAAGGCCGCGCAAGGCGCTATTTCCTCCACCGACAAGCAGCTGAGGCTGCTCAAGCAGGGTCTCAAGCTCGACCCTGGTAACGGCAACCTAGTAGCCAAGTACATGGTCGAGCTTCAGGAACAGGCTGAGGCAGCAACATCGAAGGTGACGCACCTTCGCGACGAGATTGCTCACATCGGTGAGTCGGCATCCCACTCGAATACCGAGATGACGATAGAGGGTATCGCGTCTGGCATAGAGAACGTTGCCCTCAACGTAACAAGGACGAAAGAGTCCCTTAGCGACCTGACGGGCAGGCTTGCCACTCAGTACACCGAAATCTCCCAACACGTATCCGACGTCGTTAGCAAGATAAAGGACGACCTTAAGAGGACGTTCAGTGGCACCGACCTTGAGCGCGAGGTTCAGAATCAACTGCGCGGCCTTGTTGACGCGGCTGGCAATGCCTTGGTCTTCAACAAGAACAACAACAGCATCGAAGACATACGCATGGCGCTTGACGCGGTAATCTCGCTACAGGGCGTCCTCGAAAGCAAGCAGCAAATCACAAATGAGCAGGCTGACGAGTATGTGGCCGAGGTTGCACGCCTTAAGCCGTTGTGGCAAGAGGCGTCCAATGCATACGACGACGCGAAGCTGGTAGAGCGGCTGCGCAACGACGAGAATGAGGCTGCCAGACTGGAGGCTAGGGTCAATGACCTAGCAAGGCAGTTTGTGGAAATGTCCGAAGGCAGTGACCTTGCGAAGGGATGGGACGAGGCTCGAAAGGCAATCGAACTCATAACCGCAGATGCGCAGGCAGCAAGCACGCGCTTCGACGCACTGGACGAGGCGATGCAGTTCAATCCCGACAACATGCAGGTTGCGGCTGCACGCACCAATGCGCTGCAGGAGGCCATCATCCTCGCCGAGGGCAAGGCTGAGGCGCTCAGCACCGTCCTCGACAGCTTCAAGTCCGGCGGAATCGACTACGTTGCCGGAAGGACGCTGCAGGCATCGGAGAACGTCGAGCGCACGCGTGCCGCATTCGAGGCGGCGCATGCCGAGGTGGTCCGGCTCGAGAGCGAGCTCGAGATCACTGAATCCAACATGCACGCCTTGAAGAATGGTGGCCTGGAGGCAAGCGACGCATACCTCCAGGCGGAGGAGCAGGCAGCCAACCTCAGAACCCAGATAGAGGCTGCGCGAAACGCGCAGGACAAGGCGAACGTCGCCTTTCAGAAGGCGCGTGACGTAGCGACGTACAAGGAAATCGAGCAGCAGGCAATCGACGCCAAGAACGTTGTCGACAAGCTGCGCGAGTCTTATCGCCAGCTCGCTGAAGCAGAAGTCAAGGCCTTGCAGCCGGGTAACCTCACCCGTGGGTGGAACGAGGCGCAGGAGCAGATAGCCAACTTCACCGACGACATGAGGAACGCCGGCAACCTTGCTGGCTCAGTAGCGAAGTCGCTCGACTTCGACCCAACAAACGTCGAGCTTGTCGGCGAGCACGTGAGAGCGCTTGCCGACGCAACTACTCTTGCCGAAACGAAGGCCGAGGCGCTTCAATCGCAGCTCGACAGGTTCAAGGAAGCTGGCATTGACATTGCTGCGGAGGGCGTGGTAAGCGTATCCGACAACTTGGCTCGCGCAGAGCGTGAGGCAATCGATGCCGCCAGCCTCGTGAAGGAAATCGAGTTCGAACTGCGACGTGCCAACGAGGCCAAGGACAGACTCTGGCAGGAGGGCACGAAGGGCAACGCGTGGGTTGTTGCCGGGCGTACGGTCAAGAACCTCAACGCTGACCTGGAAGAGGCGCAGGCTGCATCCGCAGCGGCGAACGCAGAGCTCGAGAAGGCAAAGGACATCGTCTCGTACACGCAGGTAAAGCAGCAGGTTGCAGATGCGCGAACCGAGGTCGAAGGATTCGGCAAGGCGTTTGCCGACGCGCTCGTGAAGACGACCACAGCAATGTCCGACCTCTCCTCGTATCGCTTCGGGTCATCGTTCAACGTCGAGACCGCTGTCAATGGGCTTAGGGGCCTCGACGAGGAGGCAGCAGCCGCAAAGGCGAGGCTCGACGTCCTCGACACCGCAATAAAGATTGACCCCACAAACATCGAGACCGTCGGTCGCAGCATGTACCAAGTGGCCGAGCTCACTGACCAAGCAAGGGCTAAGGCCGCCGCGCTCGAGGACGTTCTTGCGGCGTATGCAAGCGAGGGCATAGACCGCGTCGCGGACAACACAGAGAACCTAACGCAGGCTGCTGCTGACGCAAGCGAGAGGTTCCAGCTTGCGAACGGCTCCATCACGTCCCTCACCGCAAACATCGAGCGTGCTGAAGGCGAGATGCAGTCGCTCAACCTCGAGACTCAGGAAGGTCGCGACCGTCACGTAGAGCTCTGGCATGCCACAAGGCAGTGGAACGAAGCGCTGGCAGAGGCGAAGACCGAGTCGAGTGCGGCAGCGACCGAGCTCAAGAGGGTGAACGAGGCGATTGACTTCCGTCAGAAGCAGACTGAGCTCCAGTCCGTTCGCAACGAGATTGAACAGCTCACTAGCGCAGCTGGCGAGTATGCAATCAAGCTAGCCGATGCCCTCAACGGCGAGGCAATGGCTGAGACTGGGCCGTCACGTGCCATGGAGCTTCTGCGCGTGGCCCTTGACGGCGTGTCAGCTGAGGCTGATCACGCACGAGAGAGGTTCGAGGCATTCAATTCCGTGTCGAGCGTCGACACCAACGACATCGACGCCGCTGCGCAGAGCATGTCTGCGCTGTCCGGCTACATCGACGCCGCAAACGCGAAGGCAGAGGCACTCAGGTCTATGCTAAGCGCCTATGAGGGCACCGGCATCGACACGATTGCTTCCGGTGCTGGAAACCTTAGTGAAGCCCTCGCGAACGCACAGGAGCAGCTGACGCTGTCGAACAACGCGGTAGCAACCCTTGAGGCGAACATACAGGCCGCAACCCACAGGATGGAGAACCTCGACACGGCAACCGACGAGGGTGCAGATGAGTATCTGCAGCTCGCAGAGGCCGTCGATACTTGGGAGCGCGAGCTTGACCAGGCGAGCCAGGCGGCAAGCGAAGCCAAGGCAGAGGTGAAGGACTTCAGCAGCGCAATTAACTTCAGAGAAGTAGACACCGCCCTTGCCGAGACAGTCGGCAACATCAAGCAGCTTGAACAAGCCTACATCGACATGGCATCCAACATTGCCAAGAATATGGCGGGAGTCACGCTGTCGCCAAAGAGCTTCGACCTCACCGTCGCGAAGGAGGAGCTGGGCTACCTATCAACCGAGGCTGAGCGTGCCCAGTACCAGTTCGAGCTGCTCGACAAGGCAGCAAAGCTTCATCCTAGTGACATATCCCTTGCCAAGGAGCGCATGGCCGCTCTGAGGGACGCAACTGAGGCCACAAGGGAGAAGGCTAACAAGCTGCGCGAGATTATCGCAAGGTACAAGGAGGCAGGCATCGACAAGGTGCTCGCGTCCACAAAGAACCTCTCGCAAGAAGTCGCAAAGGCCCACGAATACTTCGAGGCGGCGGACAACGCAGTCAAGCAGATCAAGGCAGATATTGCAGTCGCCGAGCAGCAGATGGCCAAGCTCAGGAGCGAGGGCAAGGGCAACACGGAGGAGTACCAGAACCTCGAGAGAAAGGTCGAAGGATTTAGGCAGGAGCTCGAGAGGGCGGATGCTGCCGCGAACAAGCTTGGTCAGGAGATGAGCGACCTTGACGATGCGGTCGGCCTGCAGAACGCGATGAACGGTGCCCAAGAGGCAACCCACCAGCTTGACACCCTCTACCAGAAGAGCTCGGAAGTCGCAGAGAACATGACAACCGCGCTCTTCATGGCGATTCAGCAGATTGGACAGGCTGCGAAGCAGGTCCTCAGCGACGTATCTAGTGCCACGTATGACCTCGAAGAGGCATACACGAGCATGCTCAAGACGGTCGACGGAACCGACGAGCAGTATGGCGAGCTCAAGGACGCCGCAATAGCCGCGTCGCTCGAGAACCCGGTAACGGCTGACCAGATCCTGAAAGTCGAGGCATTGGGCGGCCAGCTTGGTTTCACGGTAGAGGAGCTGCAAGAGTTCCAACGCGTGGCAAATGGCCTCGACATCTCCACCAACATGGGCTGGGAGGACGCTGCCACCAACATGGCACAGTTCTTCAACATCATGAAGACGGGACATGACGAGGTTGGTAGGTACGGCTCCGCGATCGTCGACCTCGGCAACAACTTCGCAACCACAGAGGCCGACATCTCCGACATGGCGATGCGCATCGCAGGCGCAGGCGCAACGCTCGGTCTGAGCGAAGCAGACGTGCTTGGCCTATCCACAGCACTGACCTCGATGGGTCTGACCGCAGAGGCCGGCGGCTCGTCCATCTCGCAGATCATGATTAGCATCGAGAAGTCCGTTGCGAACGGAACCGATGGCATCAAGAAATATGCGGACGAGGCAGGCATGTCGGTCGGGCAGTTCGTTGACTACATCAACAGCCTTGACAGCGATGCGCTGAGCGAATATGCGGCCAAGTACCAGATGACAGCAAGCCAGTTCAAGAAGACGACGACTGACGCCTTCGAGCACCTTAAGCTGTGGTCAGATACGGCAGGGTACGACGCCGCGTCAGAGTTCGCCAAGGCGTGGGAAAGCGAGCCAATCGAGGCGCTCCAGAGGATATTCAAAGGAATGACCCCGGAAGCACTTGAGGACGGAACGAACCTGTCCCTGCTCCTTGACGAGCTTGGCGTCAAGACCATACGGCAGAGCGACGTCGCGCGAAGGCTCGCAAACAATGCCGACTTGCTTACTGATGCCGTTTCAACGGCTAACAGGGCATGGGAAGACAATGTCGCACTTGACACGGAGGTGGAGAGACGTAACGAGTCGCTGTCAGGCCGCATGGACGTTCTCACCAACACCGTAACGGCGCTCAAGACGGAGCTTGGAGAAGGGCTTGCCCCGGTAATCGGGATTGCCACCGACGCAGTTAGGACCATGGTCGGCATCCTGGACGGGATGAGCACACACGCAAAGTCAATGCTGATTACCGTGACGGCAATTGCTACCGGCGCAGCAGCGGCGACCGTCCCAGTGCTTGCGCTTGGGAGTGCCATGAAGGCGTTCACAGGGGCAGAGACCATTTCCGCCGCCTTCTCTGCATTTGGTGGAGGGATACTGTCATTTGTGACGAACCCGGCCGTAGCAGCTGTTGGCGCTATCGCAGCGCTCGGCCTGGCGACATATTCGCTCTACAACACGATTAAGAACTCGACGAAGGAACAAGACGACTTCAACAACGAGATCGCAAGAATGGGGTCAGTCTCAAGCGATGCTCGTAGCAAGTCGGTCGGATTGTTCGATCACTTCTCAGGTATCGATGACGCGACCTTGTCGGTTGAGCAGCTCACGGATAGGCTCAAGGAGTACAACGACGCAGTAGAGCAGAATGACGCCCAGTCGCGTGCCACGAACCACAACCTAGAGGCTTACAGCGACGTACTTGACAAGTACAAGACAACGCTAGAGAACACGACTGACGCGGAAGACCTCTCGGTCGGGGCCAAGTCGGAACTTCAGTGGGCACTCGACGGACTTAACCAAGAGCTCGGCACGCACTACACCCTCGAGGACCTCGTCGCAGACGCATACGAGAACGAGGAGGGTGAAATCTCCTCGCTCATGGAGCACCTCGACGAGCTCATCGAGAAGCGCCAGTACGAAGCACGCATGGCTGCCGACGCAAACAAGCTACAGGAGTCCTACGAGGCAAGGCGCGACGCACTGGACTCTTATGTCTCGGCTCACAACCAGCTCAACGAAGCTCAGGGTCGGTATAACGAGCTTCTCCAAGGGGCAATAGATGACGGCCTGACACAAGAGGCTGCGATGAAGCATGCATCGGACATGATAGAGAACGAGTACGGCGTAAGCATAGATGAGCTGACCAAGAGGGAGGAAGCAGCCAAGGAGGCGTACGACGCCCTCAACGGCAGCATCGAGTATAACCAAGATGTCATGGCGAAGGACACGGCGCTCATGAACGCCAAGGTCAACGTCGAGGACTTCCAGGACGCGCTGCTCAACGCACAGGTTGGCGTCGACGAGTTCTACAACCTGTCGTCTGATGACTTCAACAAGCTGATGTCAGAGACCGGTGGCAACATGGACCAGATGGTCGAGTGGATGCGCAAGTACCACTTTGCCACGTCCGATGCAGGCGAGGCTGTCAAGAAGCTCGCAGAGGAAGACGTCCCCAGGTATGGGGAGGCTCTGTCCAACGCAGGCATCAACATCGATGACTTCGCAGCGAAGTGCGCAGAGATGGGCGTCTCGACAAGGGACATAGCCCAGGTCGGCATGGACAACTTCGCATTGCTCGCGGCTACGTGTGGCGGCGACATCGACCTGATGGTCAGCAGGATTCAGGAGTACAACCAGGCCAAGCTCGAGGGCAAGGAAGTCACCATCGACGCAGAAGGCAACGTGGTGACTGGCGAGGCGGCCGACAAGATCAAGAAGACGCAGGGTGCCACCGACGACCTCCAGAGCAAGACGGTCCAAGTTGACGTCGAGGGCAATGCGAAGGCGACTGAGACGGCCAACAATATTTGGGACACCGTGCGAGCAATCTGGAACCTGTCGGACAAGACGGTCACCGTCAGAACGAACAACGTCGTGACGGAGAGCAGGCGCGCCGCCGGCGGCATCCGCTTCCACGCCTACGGCGGCATAGTCGACCGCCCGTCCTGGCTCGGCACGCGCGACATCGTCGGCGAGGCCGGCGCAGAGGCGATCATCCCGCTGACCAACCGCAAGTACGTGTCCCCGTTCGCAGACACCGTCGCCGAGGAGCTGCTCCAGAAGATGGGCACCCAGGGCGGCGACAACATCACGATCCAGCTGAACTACGAGGCGGGCACGGACGCGAACCAGATGGTGCGCGAGCTGGCCCGAGGGATACAGATGCACAAGGCTACGAAGGGCAGGTGGTAGGGCATGGCCGACGAGGTCGCTATCTCCGGAAAGCCTTACGAGAAGGTGGCGAACCTCACGGCCCCCACCGTCACCGTCGACAACGCGCGAAGCTCGATGACGGTCAAGGCGTCATGGAAGAACCCGTCGAACCTCACCGCCAAGACGAACCCGCGCCGCGCCGAGATGCTCTCGTCGTGGTTCGGCATGTACGCCTCCACGCCGCAGCTCGCGCAGACGGCGAACCTGCGGAAGTTCGGAGGCGACGGCCACTACGGCTCCGTCCCGACCACCGGCGCGAACATCACCTCGTCGGAGTACGCCTTCGACATGGGGCGGTTCTACCCGTTCTCCGCTGGCGGCCCGAAGGTCGGGTCGCTGTACGTGGTCGTGGACCCCGTCAACTCGGCCGGTTCCGCCGAGTGGGCCAACAAGACGTACGCCGCCATCAGCATGCTCGCGCCGGCGAGGCCGACCGTCTCCGCGCCGGAGTTCGACGACTCAAACGGCGAGGTGTCGTGCACGGTCAAGAGCACGTCCGACAACGGCACGAGGCACTGGCACAGCACGGTCATCCGGCGCGACTGCTTCGACTCGCAGACCGGGAACACCGCCACCGCGACCTACACGACCTCGTCAGACTCGTACGACGTGCCCAACGTCGACGTGGCTGGCGTGGACACGATACAGGGCAGTCGTTACTGGCGCTACAGCCTTACCGCCACGGCTCGCGGCCTCGCCGGGGACAGCGGTGCCGCGACGGCGAGCCTCTACATCGCGCAGCCGAAGGTGCCCACCATCACCTCGTGCTCGGTGGCAGGCACCAAGGCCAACTCCAAGGTCTCCGTCTCACTCAGGACCAACGCCACCAAGGAGCACCCAGTCACCGGCATGCGGCTGCAGGTGCTGCGCTCGTCGCCGTACACCACGGCGGCGCAGGCGGTGGCCGACCTGCAGGGCATCGGCTGGGACGACATGGGCGTCGTGGATGACGGCCAGTGCACGTGCCTCGTGACCGAGGTCTCAGAGGTGAGGCCAGACCCAGACACGCACACGTGGGTCCGCGTCAAGGTGTGGGACCTCTCCGAGACGAGGGGCCACCTGCACAACTGGTCGGCACCCGTGCAGTTGACGAAGCTGGAGACGAAGTCCCCGACCGCCGCGAACGACAAGTGCGGCGTCATCCTCATCACGCCATCCAAGTCCGGCGTCGCGGCCACCGTGCAGGTCGGCTTCAACGAGGACGGCACGAACACGGGCACGGAGCTGTCGTGGTCGACCGCCAAGGGCGCGTGGTCTTCCTCGAACGCGAGCTTGTCGACCGCGCAGTACACGCAGGCACGCTCGAAAGGCACGGGCGTCTGGAAGTACAGGGTGACCCTCTCGCTCACCGGCCTCGACCAGGGCACCACCTACTACCTGCGGGCGCGGCGCTACCTGACGGTAGGCAGTGACACGACCTACTCGCCGTACTCGACCGTCGCCTCCTTCACGACGGAGTCGGCCCTCGGCGACACATGCAGGATAACGACGATCACCCCATCGAAGACCGGAACCTCCGCTGTGGTCGCCCTGTCATGGACGAGCGGCGACGGCAACACGGGAACGGAGATTAGCTGGGCCACGACGAAGTCCGCGTGGAACTCGAGCGGCGGCGTCTCGACCGGAACGACGACAGCCTCCACCTACACCATCAACGAGCTGACGTCCGGGACGACCTACTACGTCCGCGCGAGGCGCTACAAGGAGGCGGGCAGCAGCACCACCTACGGCAAGTACTCCGACCTCGCGTCCTTCACCACGGAGTCGGCCACCGACGACAAGTGCGGCATCGTGTCGACGACCACCTCGTCAGGCGGCACGAGCGCGACCGTCGTCATCGGCTTCACCGAGGACAACGCGAACACCGGCACGGAGCTGACGTGGTCGACGTACAGGAACGCATGGAACTCGACGACCCCGCCAGAGTCCTTCACCTTCACGTGGAGGGACTCGACGAGGAAGTCGACGGCGTGGGGCGGCACCACTACCGTCTACATGAACGACCTCGAGACGGACACCACCTACTACCTGCGGGCACGGCGCTACCTCGAGGCCGGTGGCAACACCACCAGGACGCCGTGGTCCAAGCTCGGCTCGTTCCACACGCCCGCGATCCCCGAGGACACCGCCGCGAACGACACCTGCGGCATCGTGAGCGCGACGCCGTCTGCTGACGGCACCTACGCAACCGTGGTCGTGGGCTTCAGCGAGGACAACGTCAACACGGGCACCCAGCTCGCGTGGTCCACCGACCGCAGGGCGTGGAACTCGACGCAGCCGCCCGACACCTTCGACGCCACGTGGAGGGACTCGACGAGGAAGTCGACGGACTGGGACCGCACGGCGACCATCTACCTCAAGTCGCTAGAACCGAACGAGACGTACTATCTACGGGCCCGCCGCTACCTTGAGGGCAACCAGAGGACGTACACCCCGTGGTCGGCGATACAGTCGATGGAGACGTCAGTGGACGAGGCCAAGGCGGCGACCATCGCCATCGTGTCCGCAACGTCGGGCGAGGACGGCCTCTCCGCCGACCTCGTCATCGGCTGGTCAGAGGACGCCGAGGGCACCGGCACCGAGGTGACGTGGAGCGACCGCGAGGACGCATGGGAGTCCACCGACCAGCCCGAGAGCTTCAAGGCCACATGGTCGGACGCGAAGCGCAAGTCGAGCGCATGGAAGAAGACGCAGACTGTGCACGTCGAGGGCCTCGAGCAGGGCACCAAGTACTGGTTCCGCGCGCGACGCTACAGCAGCGACGATGGCGAGACGTACTCCCCGTGGTCGAACGCCGTCACGGTCATCCCGGCGGTCGAGCCGACGTCGGTCACGCTCACCGCGCCGGCGTTCGTCGAGCGCGGCAGGGCCGTCGACCTCTCGTGGACCTACGGAGGCGGCTCCGAGCAGACCGCGTGGCGCGTGATGCACGGCAAGGTAACGGTCGCGTCGGGCGACGACCCCGTCACGGGATGCGTCGTGGCCGCGACGAGGTTCGCCCAGCTGACGAGTGACGTGAGCTCATACGAGCTGACCGTGGAGGTGTCCACGGGCGGCGACTTCGTGGCATCGGCACCCGTCACGGTAGGCATCGCCGACAGGCCGACGCTCGCCGTATCAGACTCCGAGACCACCGCGCAGCCCGTGGCGCTCGCGCTCACGTGCTCGACCAACGACGCCAGCGTGGCCATCGTCATGACGGCGGCGGGTGCCACGGGCGACACGCCCTCGGGGACGAGGACGCAGGCGCTCGGCGACACCGTGTGGTCTGCCGTCACGACGCCCGTGTGGACGGGCAGCGGCCCATACACGGCCACCGTCATCGCGCCCACCGGCCTCGACCTGTGGGGCGGCGCGAGGTACCTCGTGGAGGCGGTCGCGACCGACCGGAGGACGAGCCTCTCGTCCGACGTCGCCACGGGCGTGGTCACCGTGTCGTGGGCGCACTCGGCAGCCACGCCCGGCGAAGCCGTCGTGACGCCGGCCGACGTGACCGACGAGCTCGGGCGCAGATCGCTAAGCTGCTCGGTCACGCCCGTCGCGCCGGAGGGCGCGTCGTCGACCGACGTGTGCGATGTGTACCGCGTCACCTCTGACGGCGCTGACCTCGTGGCCCCCGGCATCCCGTTCGGCACGACCGTGGTTGACGAGTACGCGACGCTCGGCCACGCCTCCTACCGCGTGTGCACCCGCACCGCCGACGGCGACCTCGACTGGCTCGACTTCCCCTACGACCTCATGTGCGGGTCGCTGCTACGCCTTGACTGGGACGGCGGCTACGTCGAGCTGCCGTACAACCTCTCTTGGAAGGACTCGTACGAGAAGGACTTCGAGGGGGTCAAGGACCTCACCGGCGAGACCGAGGGCTACTGGAACAGCGGCGCGACGCACAGGCAGTCGCTGTCAACCGACGTCATGAAGATCGGGTCGGCAGGCACGCTGTCCTCGCTGAGGAAGCTGGCGAGATACTCCGGGCCGACGTTCCTCCGCACGTCCGACGGCAGCGCGTTCCAAGCCAACGTCGACGTGAGCGGAATCGACAGCGCGAGCGGCGGCATGGCCATCGCCGTCGCGCTCGACGCCACCGAGGTCGCGCTCACCGGCGAGTTCATGGTCAAGATGGAGGGCGACTGATGCTCGACTGGGCCAAGGGCTACTCCTGCGAGTGGCACCTCTACGAGGTCAACCGCGAGACGTGGGCGGACGGCGACGAGATACGCGGCGTGCGCTCCGCCAGCGTCGAGCGGGACGCGACCGGCGAGGAGCCGCTCGTCGACTCCGGAACCATCGACATCGACATGCCCATCGGCACCGACTGGGTCGAGCGCTACGTGCGGATCGCGATGGTGGCGCGGCAGGGCAGCGACCTGCAGCGCGTGGACGTGGCGACGATGCTCGCCCCGAGGAACGGCGGCACCTACGACCGGGGCACGGACTCCGCGAGCCTCTCGTGCGTGTCGGTGCTCTGGCCCGCCTCCAAGACGATGATGATGCCCGGCGACTTCGCACCCAAGGGCTGTGACGGGGCGGAGTGGGCGGCGCGGATACTCGCGTCGGCCATCAACGCCCCCGTGTCGCACTCGGGCTCCTTCACGCTCGATGAGCACTACGTGTTCGACCTCGGCACGTCGGCGCTCTCGGCGGCGTGGACGCTGGTGAACGCGGGCGGCTTCACGATCATGACGAACGGCAGGGGAGAGGTCAGCGTCAGGCCGAAGCCGACGACGGCTGACCTACGCCTCGACACGGCGAGCGCGAAGCTGCTGCTCCCGTCGATAGCGCACGAGCTCGACTGGTCGAGCGTGCCGAACCGCTACATGGCGATGGAGGACGAGGTGTTCGCGCAGGCCGTCAACGACGACCCCGACAGCCCGACCTCCACCGCGACGCGCGGCTACGTCCGCGACCCCGACGACGGCATCGACGACGCCCCGACGAGGGTCGACGGCGAGTCGCTCAGGGGCTACTGCGAGCGCAGGCTGGAGGAGCTGTCCATGCTCCCCGACACGCGAACCTACACGCGCAAGTGGTGGCCAGGCGTGCACCCCGGCTCTCTGGTCGTGGGCACGCTCTCGTCCGTCGGGATAGAGGGCGAGATGAGGGTTGAGCGCCAGTCACTGCAGTGCGGTGCCGGCCTGTTCGTCGAGGAGAGGGCTTCCAAGGAGGTATACGCATGGCGCAGGAGCTGACCCCGTCGGTGGCGTGGGGCTTCGTCGACGCGCTCGACTACGGCCCAGCCTCGAAGGTGTCGCAGGACGCCATAGCCACCGTCTCGCGCAGGGACGCGGACGGCGTCGTGTGGGTGACCTTCGACGGCTCCACGGCTGACACGCCCGTCTCCACGGTGCTGCAGGCCGTGAGCGTGGGCGAGCGGTGCCGCGTCTCCATCCACGGCGGGCGCGTCACCATCATCGGCAACAGCACGTCCCCCGGCGTCAACGCCAGTACGGTCGACGAGGCCATCATGCCGACGAGGCGCGTCGCTGACGTGTCCATCTCGCTCGCGCGGGAGGCTAAACTCGCGGCGAACAGCGCCGTGTCGGACGCCGGGATAGCGAAGTCGGCGGCAGAGTCCGCCACAAGGGACGCGGCGACGGCCAAGGATGCCGCAGAGAGCGCCGTGCAGGACGCGAGGGTGGCACACGTCGCGGCAGACGAGGCCAAGACCGACGCAACCAGCGCGAGGATATCGGCCACCGACGCCAAGGCGAGCGCGGAGCGAGCCAACACGGCTGCGAACGACGCCCTGACGCAGCTCTCCGTCGTGGAGGACGTCGCCGGCACGCTCAGCTGGATATCGGAGCACGGCACGTTCACGCCCACCACGGACGCCAGCGTGCAGGAGGGCACCGTCTACTTCTCGCACGACGGCACCGACTACGTGCCTGTCGTGCCCCAGGGCGACGAGGACCCGAGCGCCGAGGGCTGGTACGTGCTCGACGTCACCGAGTCGCAGGCTGACTACGTCATGAGCCACCTGGCCGTGACCGCGTCGGGCCTGTGGGTGCTTCCGGGCGGCATCGGCAGCGCCGCCACGCCCGACCTCGCGGACGGCTACAAGATGCTGCTCGCGAATGACGGCGCGTACGTGTACGACGGCACCGGGCACATCGTGACAAAGATGGGCGAGTCGATAGAGCTCGACAGCGAGAGGCCACAGCACATCGGCGGCGAGGACGCCTACATCCTGTACTACGACTCCGACGACGACGGCATGCCCGACTCGATAGTGATCGGCGGCGAGAGGGTCTCCATCGGAGGCCGCACGCTGACCGACATGTTCGACGACATATCGCAGGCCAACGCGGGCGTCGAGTCCGCAGTTGAGGACATCCAGAGCCTGTTCGAGGCCCTTGATGGCAAGGCGGACGGCACCTCGCTCGCCGACCTCGCGACGAGCCTCTCCGACTACAAGACCAACAACGACGCCGCGTGGGCCGAAGCCCACGACTCGTTCGTGACCAACGCGACGCTCGGCGGGTACGTCAAGAGCGCCGACTACAAGACGGAGATAGCAAGGCTGGACAGCGAGATAGCCGCCGGCGTCAAGAAGTCTGAGGTGTGGACTGACGGCGAGGGCGAGGGCGTCGGCGAGTGGGCGTGGGAGACCGCCATAAGGCTCACCGAGAACAGAATCCAGACGAACGTGTCCGAGACCTACGCCACCAAGGCCGACACGGAGCAGGCGGGGACGCTGGCGGGCACCATCGTGACTGCGGACGACGCGCTCTCAGCGCCTCCGCGCAGCATCACCGCCTACGGCACCTCCACGCAGGACGGCACGCCCACGCCGGAAGCGCCCGTGGCGATAGAGAGCGTCGACGAGCTGGCGCTGTGGGTGGCTGGTAGGAACCTGCTGCCGTACACCGCAGGAGCCACGGACGCGCGCAACGGCGTCACGCTCACGGTGCAGGAGGACGGCGGCATCCGCGTCACGGGCACCTGCACGGCCAACGTGGCGCTCGTGATGCCCACGTTCGGCCCCATTGAGGCAAGCGGCACGTTCTCATACACGAAGGAGGGGACGGCTGACGCCTTCGTCCTATCGCTTCGCATCGCGGGAACATCGACCTACGCAGACCTCAACCAGTCGCTTACGAGTGTTGCCGTGGACGGCACGTTTGACCGCCTTCACTTCTACGCACGGGAGGGCAACACCTACGACTGCATCATCTACCCCCAGATTGAACTCGGCTCAACCGCCACGGCGTACCAGCCTTACGTGGGGACGGTCACCCCCATCGACCTACAGGGCCACCAGCTCCGCAGCCTGCCGGACGGCACGCGCGACGAGCTGACGGTGGACGCGCGGGGCAACGTGACACTGACGCAGCGCGTCGGCGTCACCACGACCGCAACCACGGACGGCATCGTCGCCACCGTGGGCACGGACGCCATGAGCACGACGGGCGACCTTAGCAACGGCGCGACGGTCATCTACAAGCTCGGCTCCCCGCAGACGGTCAGCCTCGGCACCATCGACCTGCCCACGCTCCCGTCCCCGGAGTTCACCGCGTGGACGGTGGACGCGACGGATCTCAGGCTCGAGTACTGGCGCACGGCGGGCGAGCTCGCGTACGAGGCCTCGTCCGACATCATCGGCCTCTCGTCCACGGTGACCCAGCAGGCGGGCAGCATAACGTCCCTCATCGAGTCGACCGAGGCGCTCTCGACCATGGTGCGGCAGTACGGAAGGGGAGTGCTCGTCGGCAGGGTCGGCCAAGGCGTCGGTGCCCTCGTGAGCGCTGACGGCTCGTTCGACGTCGTGCCCGTCGAGTGGGACGGCTCGACGCCCACCGTAGGCACCCCGATAACGACCATCGGCGCTGACGTCTCGCGGTTCGGCGAGGCGGCAGGGTTCCACATCGCCATCGAGACCGTTGACGAGGGCAAGCCGAGTGAGTACCGCAGGCTCGCCTTCTACGACACGTCGGGCGACGACGGCACCTCCGCGCTGGTCGCGTTCATGACCGGCGGCATGCTCTACGTGAAGAACTCCATGGTGCTGAGCACCATGCGCATCGGCGACGACGACCCGACCACCGAGGGCGAAGACGGCTGGGAGTGGATATACCAGCCCGACAAGAACCTCACCCTGAAATGGAGGGGATAGCGCATGGCCACTGTCTATGGCTCCTACATCAGCAGTGCGTTCAGGTCGCGTGCCGACATCTCGACGTCGACGAGCAACACGCAGGTGACCATCTCGGTGACCGGCTACTGCCAGATGGCAGATTACTACCACGACTCCGGCGAGAACTTCTTCCGCAAGATCGTGATAGGTGCGGACACCCCGAACACCTACGTCACCGCATCGACCGCCTACTTCTCGGGCGGCGGCACGTACGGGGTCGGCAGCTCATCGCGCACGTACAACAGGACGCATGCAGCCCAGAGCATCGAGGTCGGCGTCGCCATCCACAACGACGGCACGTACACCGGCTGGTCGACGGCTGACTCGTACGCAAGGACGACCGTCACCGTCCCGGCCAAGCCCAGCTACGCGGTCAGCTTCAACGCCAACGGAGGCTCGGGAGCGCCCTCTGGCCAGACCAAGTGGTACGGCGAGGCGCTCACCCTCAGCTCGACCAAGCCCACCCGCACGGGGTACACGTTCAAGAACTGGAACACGAAGAGCGACGGGACGGGCACGTCTTACAGCGCTGGCGGCACGGTGGCAGCGGCGACGAACCAGGCTCTCACGCTCTACGCCCAGTGGACGGCTGTCACCTATTCCGTGGCCTATGCGGCCAACGGCGGAAGCTCAACCCCGTCGTCCCAAACCAAGACGTACGGCGTCGCGCTCACGCTGCGCGGTGCCATCTCGCACGCGAACGCCACGGCCACCTACACGGTGAGCTACAGAGCCAACTACTCGGGCGGCTCCAACCCCTCCAACGGCACCGCGACCAAGACCACCAAGTACGCCTTCAGCAGCTGGAAGGCTACCAACGGCACCACTTACGTCGCCAGCGGCAGCTACACCGCCAACGCGGCCACCACCATGACCGCGCAGTGGACGAGCAGCGCGAGCACGACCAGCGTCACGCTGCCGACGCCCACGCGCACCGGCTACACCTTCGGCGGGTGGTACAAGGAGTCCTCCTGCACGAACAAGGTGGGCAATGGCGGCGCGTCATACACGCCCACGGCCTCCATCACCCTCTACGCAAAGTGGACGGCCAACACGTGGACGGTGGCCTACAACGCGAACAGCGGCTCTGGAGCGCCTAGCTCTCAGACCAAGACATACGGTGTCGACCTCACACTCAGCAGCACCAAGCCGACGCGCACCAACTACACCTTCAAGAGCTGGAACACGAAGAGCGACGGCAGCGGCACGTCGTACGCCTCGGGCGGCAAATACACCGCCAACGCCGCCGCGACGCTCTACGCCCAGTGGACGCAGAACACGTGGGCCGTCACCTACAACGCGAACGGCGGCAGCAGCACGCCCGCCTCGCAGTCCAAGGTGGCGGGCACGGCGCTGAAGCTGGCGTCGGCCATCAGCCACGCCAACACGACGGCGACCATCACCACGACCTTCAACGCGAACGGCGGCAGCGCAACCGGGGCGTCGGGCAACAAGCTGACGTCCACCAAGAACACCTCGTACGCGTTCACGAAGTGGAAGGCCACGAACGGGACCTTGTACGACGCGGGCGGGTCGTACACGACGGACGCGGCCACCACCATGACCGCGCAGTGGAGCTCGTCGAACAGCTACACGGCCATCACGCTGCCGACGCCCACGCGCACTGGTTACACGTTCGGCGGCTGGTACACGGCGGCCTCGGGCGGCAGCAAGGCGGGCAACGCCGGCGCGAGCCACAAGCCGACCGCCGACGCGACGCTCTACGCCCACTGGACCATCATCACGCACACGGTGACGCTTGACCCGCAGGGCGGCAGCGTCTCGCCGGCGTCCCTCACGAAGACCTACGGCACCGCGCTCACGCTGCCGACCCCGACTCGCACGGGGTGCACGTTCCTCGGGTGGAACACGGCTGCGGCGGGCACCGGGACGCACTACGGGACGGGCAGCGGCGGCTACACGTACGACGCAGGCGACCGGAAGCTCTACGCTCAGTGGATAGGCGTCAGCGTGTCATCGTTCTCTGTGCGCCGCTCAGACAGCGACGGCAAGGCGGTGGACGACGGGACCTACGCGAGGGCTACGGCCAACTGGTCTGCGGTGTGCACCGGCACCAGCGGCGTGACCAGGACGCTCGCCATCAAGTACCTGTCTGGGTCGACCGAGACCACGGCAGGCACCACCAGCACGACTGGCTCATACGGCATAACCGTGGGCAGCGGGTCGACGTTCGCCGCAGACGCCTCATATAGGTTCACCGCGACGGCCACCGTCACGTGGACGTACAACGACACCAGCCGCTCCGTCAGTGCCACGCGCGTGGCGACCATCCCCAAGGTGTTCCGCCTGCTCGACGCCCTGCACGGCGGCACGGGACTTGCCATCGGTGCCATCGCCACGCTGGCCAACACCTTCGAGGTGGCGCTGACGACGCTCTTCCAGAATGTCGTGGAGGTGGCACAGGGCAACATCACGCGGGACGGCACCTACACGGAACCAGCGAACGGAGACCACCAGATTCGCTTCGTGGACGGCTCAAGGAGGATACTGAGCTACCTGTCAGCCCACAAGACGGCGAATAGCCCTAACAACTACCTGCGGCTCACGGCCATCGGGCCTTCAGGCTCCAAGACGGCCAACGTCTACCTCAGCGCGAGCGACACGGAAGGACTCATCTCGACCGACTGCGACTTGGGCATCAGCCTCAAGCAGAGCGCCTCGGGCAGGGGCTACTTCCTCAAGGACTCGGCGGGCAACAGCTACCCCGGCGTCTTCGACAACGGCGAGAACCTGTGGCTAGGCTCCACCAAGACCGCCTCGACACACCACAAGGGGCAGACCTACATCAGCGCGGGCCACAACGGCACAAGCGGCAACGCGACCATCTACGTCAGTGTGCCCAATGCAGCGAACAACGGCGGCACGAACTATGGCGTCTATCACACGGGGAACAAGCCCAGCGCCTCGGACGTGGGAGCGCTCCCCATCGGCGGCGGGACGCTGACGGGTGGCCTCACGCTCTCGGCAGGTAGCGTCACGACCACCACCGCAGCCCACGTCATCAAGGACACGCGCTTCGACCGCGACGGCGCGAACCCCAGCGCGAATGTGTGGAGCACCGTCCACAGCATCCAAGACAAGGATGGCGAAAACCTCTGCTACATGCAGGCATACCAGACCACTGACGGTGGCGTTGGGATGAACCTGTGGGTGACGGCTGAGGGTACGGACAGCACGGAGTACGGCAACTACATCCGCATCTGGGTCGGCAAGAAAGGCAACAAGGCATACTCGGTCGGCGACGCGGCGGCGTTCAGGAGCGCAATCGGCGCTCAGGTGGCTGGCAGCTATCAGGCTGCTGGAAGCTACGTCACCCGCAACGTCGACAGCGCATGGATAAACAACAGCGGTGGCTCGGCACAGCTATGGAACGTCGGGGCGGTTGTCAAGAACACGAACAACAAGACGTACTCGGGGCACAGCGCGTCGCTCATTGTCCAGAACGGAGGCATCTCGCTCTACGACGGCACCACGTCGACGTGGGTGTGGGATGCCTACACGACGAAGAACAAGCCGACCCCAGCCGACATCGGTGCCCAGCCAGCAGGCAGCTACGCCACCACAAACGCATCGGGCAAGATACAGTACGACAGCTACGCACGGGCAGACCGATGCTTCTACGTCCAAGGCACGGTGAACAACTCCACGTCGGTGGTCAATGGCAAGGCGGTCTCGCTCTACGTGAAGACCACGGGGCTGAACTACTACGACGCAGGCGCTACGAACGGCTGGAACGTCTATGGCACGAGGTGGCTGTACGCGAACGCCTCCGGCAGCAACGGCACCATCGAGCTGAACGAGACGGCGGCCAACTTCATCATGATGGAGATCTTCTTCAAGGGCAACGACGGCACCTTCGACTCCGCGTCCGTCTACAGCCCGAACGGTAAGGTCGTGTCTCTGTCGATGCAGGAGTCCACGGCAAACGGAGGCAACAACAAGAAGTGGCGCTCGGTCACCATCTCCGCCAAGTCCATCACGACGAAGAACTACTCGGAGCAGGACAACGCGGGCACGCCAACAGCCGCCAACCACATCTATATCTGCTACGTGCTGGGGTACTACGCGCAGAAGTAAGGAGAGAAGCATGGCGCTGAGCAAGCGAATCACCCTGCCCTCGGGCATCCAGACCAACTACCACCGCGTGGTGGCTGTCACCCACGTCACCAACGTGCAGACCTCCATCGAGGTCGCGTCATACACGGGCCGGGGCAAGCGCGAGGACGAGCAGGCCGCGCTGGCGGCGAACGAGCCGATGGACGTCTTCATCGAGACCACCATCCACGTGCTGCCCTACGGCGAGGTGGCCACGGTGGATGACGCCTACGAATGGCTCAAGCAGCAACCCGAGTTCGAGGGCGCGACCGACGTGCTGGAGGCGTGATGGACAACGTGATAACCGGCTTTCTCGGGTGGGCAGCGCCCATCGCCTCGACGGTCATCGTCACCGCCCTGACGGCCCAGATAAAGGCGCGGCAAGACGAGGCTGAGCGCAAGCGCGACGAGGCGCAGGCGGAGACGGACGCCAAGCGCAGGGCCGAGGCCGAGTGGCGGGAGCGCGTGGAGGGCAGCATGGCCGGCATAGACGCCAAGCTCGACGCGCTCAACGAGGCCACGCAGACCACGATGAGGACGGAAATACTCCACCTCGTAGAGAAGTTCCTCACGAGGGGGTGGATAACACCCGAGGAGCGGGCGTCGCTCTTCGACATGCACAAGAAGTACGCGGCGCTCAACGCGAACGGCTTCATAGACAGCTACATCGAGCGAATCAACCACCTGCCCGACAGGGAGATCTGAGGGCAATCGGAAAGAGGCGAATAAGGCACCCGCGGGTGCCTTATTCATGCGCACCGGCTAGGGCAGCTCCCGAAGAGCGTGAACTCCAAGCACGCCTGCCGGTGCGCACACATGGCCTTGGAGCGTCCGCATTGGAGGAACACATGGAGTACTTCCTGCCCGACCGAATTTATGACGCAGCTAAATGGCTGGGCCTCATCGCCTGCCCAGCCATCGCCACCTTCGTCGGCGTGGTCGGCCCCGTCTGGGGCATGCCGCACGTCGACGCGGCGGTGACCACCATCAACGCCGTGGGCCTGCTCATCGGCGCACTCATCGGAGCCAGCGCGGTCACGGCGAAGGAGGCGTGAGATGGACGAGCTGGACGAGGCCACGCTCGCGGAGCTTGAGCGCCAGCAGCTCATGACCCGCTTCGAGCCGGAGAACGTCAAGACAGAGGAGGACGACGATGCCGACCGCAGCTGATGCCCTTGCTTGGGAGAAGTCGCAGCTCGGCCACGTGGGCGGCGGCAAGTACTGGCAGGACATGGGCTACAACTACACTGACTCGAACGCGCCCGCGTGGTGCCTGTGCTTCCAGTGCGACTGCTTCCGGAGCATTGGCCTCGACGTCCCAGGCCTGCCGCAGTTCGGGTGCAGCTCGTTCTACTGGTGGCTACAGCGTAATCGACCGGACATGCTGGTAAGCGACCCAAAGCCCGGAGACCTCGTGCTCTATGACTGGGGCATCGACGACTACCCGTGCGATCACGTCGGGATGGTGGACAGCGCCACTGGCTCGACGGTGGTTAGCTACGAGGGGAACACCACAGGAAACGCGGCTGCCATCAAGACGCGCAGCCGCTCGAACGTCCGGGCGTTCGTGCGCCCGCCGTATGACGAGGAGGACATCGTGACCGAGAAGGACAAGAAGGAAATCGCCGAGATGGCAGCCAACCTAGTCATCACCAAGCTGAGCGCCAAGAACGCGAACGGCGTCACCAGGGTCGGAGAGTGGGTCTGGGGCGCGAGGAACAAGAACCTTGAGGCGGTCGACGCCTACCAGATTCTGCGCGACATCCGCAACGCGCTCGGCATCAGCGACGGCCAGAAGGTCACCAAGACCACCGCGACCAACGTCGCTTGGGACAGGTCGGTCATCGCGAAGATAGCCGCCAAGCTCGGCGTCAAGTAGGGAGGCACCATGATCATCCAGTGGACCAACCCGGACGTCGAGTGCGTGATTAGCGGGGTCGACCTCACCGGGTGCCGCGTGTGGGTGAGCCTCCAGCAGGGCCGCTCGCGCGAGTTCGACGTCGAGGATGTCGACGTTTCGTACGACGGCGAGAAGACCACCGCCGTCGCGCACCTGACGCAGGCGCAGACGGGCACCCTCAAGACCGGCACCGTCCAGGTGCAGGTCAACTGGATGACCCCGGATGGCAGGCGCGACGCGACCTACGTCAAGGAGGAGCAGGTCTACGTCAACCTGCTCGAGCGCGAGGTGAGCTATGACGAGTGACCCAATCGAGCTCGACGTCCGCTCGCGCGACCCCGTCACGCTCGACGTGCCCGGAAGCGCCACCGTCGAGTGGGGCGCGACCGAGTACATGCCCGTGGTCGGCACCGATGCGCTAAGGGCGATAGGCTACCAGACCCACACGGGCCAAGGTATCAACGCGACATTCATAGAGAGGGTGGGAATAGATGGCTAGAAAGGTTGATGCGCTCAATGCCATTGCGGGAGGCTTGGGCTACGAAGGTGACGCGCCTACGGGTGTTGTGGGTGCCATTAATGCCATTGTTGAGACGTTGGGCGGCGATAGCGACGCAACGAGAGTTGCGGAAGCAATCAAGGCGCTTGGGCCGTACATCGGCGGTGGTGGCGGGGGCGGCCTCGGCGGCACGTACACGATGGCTGCCGGAAACATGACCTACAGCACGCCGACAGTTGGCAGCGAAGTGAACCACTGTGATAACAGCATGCCCAATACCTTGTGGACGGCTTTTCCCGATGAGACGGGCGCGGAGAGGATCGCGTCCGGCACCATACAGGGTGGGCGTTCCGGCATGGTCGCGCAGGCGAACGGCACCCGCATCACTGTC